TAAAACCACCATCAGGACCAAACTCATTAATAACATAATAATTAGTCGGAGACTTAACATTAAGATTATTTGGGGAATCAATTACACTAAAATTACTTAAATTTGTTTCATAATTAATCGCACCACTCGGAGGACTATAAGTACCCGTAACAGTATAAGGACTTAAATTTTTTACAATTAAAGCATTTCTAAAATTTGTCGTTGACGCAAATGATAATGGACTTGGCATTTCAATTATTTTATTATAAATAGATTAACGGATAGTTTTTAAACCGTTAATCCGTTGTTAGTTACCGTTTCTTTTAATTTTTTATTTAATGATTGTAATGTTTCTGTTTTATTTAATATTTCCATAATTTTATTCTCAGGAATATTTCCACTATCAATTTTAATTGATAATGTAATATCGTGAGTGTTTTTATTTTCATTAACAGTTCCATTATTAGTGTTTGTTGTTGTTGTTTGGTTCATCATAGATAACTTTTCCAAAAACTCAGGACCTTTTGTCATAGCAAAAATAGAATCTTGTGGTAATAACTTAACAGTTTGTCCTGGCATTTTAACCATATCCCCTGTCGATGTAACGTGAGTAGTTTGAGTTTTATCTTTATCTTTATTTTTATCACCTTCCATTTTAATATCTTTTGTTGAGAAATTAAAAGTTTCCATTATAACATTATCAAGATTTTCAAATGTTTTAATTGTGGAATCATTAATATATTTTCCAAAACTAGTCATAGTTTCAGTTAATTTTGAAAAATTCAATTTACCATTAGCAAATGATTCTGACAATCCTTTAGTGGTTAAATCTAATTGTTCTCTAATCTGAGTAGTAGTTGTTCCCGCTTTTTTATCGTCAAAAGCATCAGCCAATTTTTGGGAACCTTCTTTAGCACCTTTTAAAACTTTACTTGTTGCCTTAGCCCCCGCAAATGCGTATTGAGTTTTAGCCGCAATAGTTTTTAAACTAGCATCCATTGATTGTGAAACACTTAATTGGTCTTTCGCTAGTTCAGTAATATCTTTTGGTTTTTGTGATTCAAAAAATGCTTTCTTTTCTTCAACACCCATACTACTTATTTTTGACATAGCCTCTTCCATATTCAAAGACTTCCCATCAATAGTCATTTTGTACTCACCACCTTCACCCATTTCAGACATATTGGCTATCATTGTTTTTTGTTCTTCAGTGAATGTATCAGGAAATCTAATTTTAGACATTTTATCCCCAAGTTCCGCACTACTTAACGCCATCTTAGATAAACTACCTCTACTAAGACCCATTGCCGTCTCAATCTCAGCTAATTGACGTTTAGCCCCTGGCATAATTTCAAATTGACCTTTTTCATTTAATTGAACAAATTGTTTTGACATTTCAACAATTTGATTTTGTAATTCGGCAGGGTCATTTTGAGCCAAATCCATTAAACGAAGTGGGTCTAATAAATCAGACTGTGCAACACCTAATCTTTGTAATGATGCCGCCATTTCAATAGCACTTTCAGGATTAAACGCTTTGTCTAATGTTCCTTCAATATCTCGAATATTAATCCTCATATTTACCGCCTGTGCCGCCATTTTAGCAAGACCATCAACACCATTTTGGAAGGTATATTTATTCATTAATTCAAGGTTTTGTGATACTTGTTGACCAACTTTTTCAGCACTAACACCAATCTCTCGAGCTCTATCCATAATTTTTTGAACTTGACTAGTTGATTGATATAAAGAAATACCAACATCTTTAAGTCCTGAAATTAAAATATCAGATTGACCTGGTAATACTTTTTGGATTGCGTATAATTCTTTATAAGATTCAGTAGCTAGTACTAAATTTCTACCAACACTTTCAGAAACACTCTCTTGTATTTGAAGAATATTATCAAAACTACCACCTAATTTAGTAACTTCAACAACGGCATCAGACATACTGATTTTTAAGTTATCTATTTGGTCTCTACCTTGACCAAATTTTTGAATAACTTGAGATGTTTTATTATCAACGTCAATAATTACATCAATAATTTTAGCAGGGTCAATAGCATCTTTAAACGCTTGACCTAATCTTTGACCAATATCAGTAAGACCGTCACTAATTTTTTTTGTTGTTTTATCAACTCCATCACCAAGATTATCACTAGTTTGAAAAAAAAACCCCATATTAATTTAGATTGTTATAATATAAATACCCCAAAGAATATTTTACTAATCCTTTGGAGTATTGTCTTCTATGATTTTATCAATCAAATATTTTCTAATATATGTTGGGATATTTAAATAGTCGGTATACGACATTCTTAAAAATCTTGCCAAGATATAGAATTCATCAATCAAATATTTTACGTAATCAGAAGAAAGGGCGAAAAAACTCAGCCCCAAAGGATACATCAAATGTTACCTTTTCTCCAGACGGGGCTATTACTTGTCTCTTTAAATCTAAAGAGGGTTGATTATTGTTAATAAAATTTCGAATATGTTTAGAATCCATAATAGGTAACGTATCCACAAATTTTGAAATGTACCCTCTATCATTATTTCCATTAACAGACACAATTAATTTATTTAATCTCCAAGTAATTTTTGGTGCAATTAATCCAACAGGATATTCTTCCGCTTGTCTATCCAATTCAACAATTTCATTAAATGTTAATGGTCTTAATTGAACACTCATTTCAGTTCTAGGTAATGTTGTTGTATATAAACCATTTTCATCTGGTTTATGTTCAGTTTGTTTAATATTTAACGATTCCAAATATTCAGTATGTGAAAAATATTTATTAGTTGCGGGGTCTAATAATTGAACTTTATATTCAGGACCAAATGATGTATTTCTTAAAAAGATTAAGATTGCCTCAACATCACCTTCTAAAAGTTCATCAGGTCTTAAATCTGGTTCATATATTTTATTTCTCAATAATCCAATTACAATATTTTCTTTAGAATTTCTATTAGAGTTCAATAAGTAATTTTCATCATTTGCGGTTAAATAACCAACTTTAACTGATTTCTTTTTTGATTTATAAAATACCCCACCACTAGGTAGTGTTACAACATCATGTGGTAAATTAAAATTTTCTTGTCCTGCGTCTATTAAACTTTGTTCCATATTATTTACTTTTATTTTAAATATAATTGGTGTAAGTTTTTAATAAACACAAAAAAATCCACGCAAACCAAATTACGTGGATTATTAAATTTTATGTTATCATTTTAATAAATTAATACACATCTATCAGGACGTAGAGTTGCATTAATCTCAGCAATACCGTCTGTACTATAACCTAACGAACCAAAGTCAACATCAGATAACCAAGCTCCTTGAAGTAACCATTTTTCAATAACAACCCCTGTTGGGTCCAACATTTCTAAGTATACGTCTTTTTTATAACCCGCAGCATAACCCATACGACCTGTAACTGATTCAGCACATAAACGTACCCATTCCATTAAAGCTTGAGACGCTGAAGGTCCAATAGGGTCACGGAATTTAACACTAATTGTTCCCCAAGTGAATCTACCTGCAACATAAGTAGAAGTATTTAAAAATTGAATCTCAGTTGTACCGATAGTTAATTTAGGTCTTGATGTTGATTCAACGAACCATTCATTTATCCCTAGAGAAGAATCAAACCTTAATATAAACCTATTTTGTCTTTTAGGTTCATAAGGAAGCGGCATTTTCATTAATAAATCAGCCATATTTATTTATTTTAATTTTTGTTTATGTTTTTATTATAAATATTACTCGAAAAAATTTTTCTATTTACTTTCAGATTTTTTAAAATTATCATTCTAGTATAAAAATTAGTTCTAGTTTATTATTTTATTTATTATCTTTATTTAATAAATATATTAATAAGGCTTTTTAGTTCCTCCATGAGTTGAAATTGTTTTAATAATATTTTCTGGGTCTTCTCCAAAATGTGTTTTCACCTTTTCTAAGTTCCTTAAATCATCATCAGAAAATCCTATTTGTGGTACAAAATTGTTACTAATTTCATTTTTAAGGTATGCTTTCTTTTTTAAGAATCTTGACATATCTTTAATATAATTAACAAATTCAGTTAATGCGTCAATTTTACCTTGTTCAGGGTTAGTTGCAGAACCACTACCGTATGTTACAGGATAAAATCTACATAAATCAAGGTATTCCTCAATCATTTCTTTTTTAGACATTTCACCGTAACCAGCTAAATCTCTATATTTTTCTAAATTTTTAACTAATTCATTTGAATTAATCCCTTTATGGTTACTAACTATAAAATTATAAACAGTATCTTTAATAACTGAAGGTGTGTGTCCTCTTGCAGTTACAATTGAAAAAATTGACCCATTATTAATAGCCTCAACAAAGTCTGGCCAAGCTGGACCTAACTTTGCTAACATAGCGTCAACAATGAAATTTTTATCACCTTCTGTGGTAAAATATCTGAATGGATTTGATGCAAAACCAACTATGGTATGTCCATCAAACTCAAACGGTTCCTTACTATCTAATTTACCTCTATAATGTGCAAAATCTTCAGTACTCATAGGTACTTCATTACCGTTCTCATCTTTTAAAATAATTTTAGTAGGCATTTCTAAAATATTATCATCCCAATCGAAAGCATAATATTTCATATCAGGAGTACCTTGTTCATCAAAACCTTCACGTAATCTTCTTCTTTTCATTATAATTCTTTTTTATATAAATAAGCCGACACTTATAAAAATGTCGGCTTATCTTATTACATCATATTAAATATTCTCAAACGATGCTCCTGTCGGTGTAATATAGAATGTTATATCTATAAATTCTAACGACTTAGTTGGTTTAATGTAGATTTTACCTGTCATTTGGTTTCTATCTAAATCAGCAGTGTCTGAAGAAACAGTTACACGGAAATCGTATAAACCTCTATCTCTTCGGATACCATCCAATATTGGGTTCACCGCGTTTAAGAAATCTTGTCTTACTTTATCATCGTTTTGTTCGAACAACAATCTCACAGAAACTGCTGAAATCAATTTACGAGCTTGTAATAACAATCTTCTTACGTTTATTCTATCAAGAGCTGACTCTTTAATTTGTAGAGTTTTATTACCCCAAATTACCGTACCTACATCAGAGAAAGTTGCGATTGGGTTAATTCTACCTTTGTAAAGAACATCTCTATCTTCTTGAGTTAATTTTTTACGTGCTTTGATTGAACTTACAATACCTCTCGTATAACCTGCCGCCGCGAACCAAGGGAATGCTACGTTATCAGTTAACGCTAAGTTTTTAGTAACCTCACCTGTTGGTGGTAAGTAGATTTGTGTATTATTAACAGTATCTCTCACTAAAATCCATGGGTAATAAGTTGCCGTGTAATTAGAATCAATTCCTGAATTTTCCAAATTATCTACCGCTTCTTGAGGGAAAATCAAATCTGTTGGGTCGCCTAATGATGGTGTAAACATTTTGTAATCAGGTGTTGTTGTGATATAAACAGAATCCGCTCTATTGAACTCAATCATTTCGATTGCGTTACCAACTAATTCAGAATTATTTACATAATCAATACCAGGTGTAACAAATACATTAATATTAACCGCTTCAGGATTTGAGAATGTTTGGATACCTAATAAGTAAGCGTAATAATCTGTATTAGCATAATCAACTCTATTTTGATTAACAGTAATTTGTTTGAACGCTCCCCATCCTGTAGCCGTTGGGTATTTTAATGTTGGACAAGAACCGTTTAAGTAACCTTTTCTACCTAACACATAGGTATCACTATTAGTTCTATATTCTCTATAAATATCCCAACCATCAAATCCACCATTTACTAATAATGTGAATTTTCTAGCGTATAATCTGTAGTATGGGTTTGTTTCATTATCAGGGTCTGAAGTAAATTCCGCATCACCACAAACGAATGCCGGTGAACCACTTGTTGTGTATCCATTAGGAATTGTGATAACACTTGCGTTTTTATCCATGTGGAAACCTTTTGTTCTATAAGACCATTCAGGACCTGTAACTGCTTCACATATCGAATTACTTGGAATTTGTTTACCTTTATATTGGTAGAAATCAGTATCAATACCAACAGTGTCTGAAATACCTAAGTATGTTCTTCTTACATTATCTCCAGCACTTGTAAAAACTGCGTTAGCACCTGTTGATAAACCAAATGGTGGGTCAAATATTACTTCACCAGGATAATCATATTTAGATTTAATTAGTGGGAATGGTGAACGACTTCCAGCATAACTTCTTGTAGTAAATCCTTGGAAACCACAAGGTAATGCGTCAATCGGTGCATCCTCATTAAGTTCAATCATTATATATTTAGAATTTAATT